CCCCTCGGGGTCGAAGGTCTCCGGCATCAGGCGGCCCTCACATTCTCTCGGAAGGCAGCCGACTCCTTGATCTCGCGGGCGATTCCAGCCGCGATCTGCTTCATGTTCTGCTGGATGAAGCGCCGCTCCTCGGCGGTCGTGAGCGCCGTCGACTGGTAGTAAACGTTGATGGTTTGGGTGATGGTCTGGCCGCCACCCCCGCGAAGCTCGACCGGGATCCGCCGGTTGTCAGGCAGGGGGACCACGGCCTCGTTGCGGCCACCCTCGCGCAGCTCGAAGAGCCCCCGCTGGCGGACGATGCCGCCGTCGGCCATGTGACCGCGGACGGGCTCGAGGTGGCCCCCGACGACGCCCCCCTTGGCCGCTCCGGACACGGCGGCGTTGACGCGGATGTTGTTTCCGATCACGCTCCCGAGACCCGCGCCCGCCTCGATGGCCTTCATGATGAGGAGCTGGATGATGATCCGGGCGATGTCTTTCAGGACGGCCTTCCCGAAGTCGCGGAAGACCTCCTTGGCGCTCTTCGTCCCCTCGATGACCTCGAGGAGCGCGTCAGTGGTGTTGCTCCCCAGGGCATCGGCGACGCGGATCGTCGCCTGATACGCCGCGTCGCCCCACTTCTGGTACTCCGCCCCAAGGTCAGACAACGCGGCGCGGACGCCGAAGATGGCCTCGCGCTCGCGCTGCCAGGCTGAGCTCTGCTCTTCAAGCGACGCCGTCACCTGGGTAAGCCCTCTATCCATCCGGTCGAGGCCCTCGCCGGCCTCGTCGAACGTCCCCCTGGCCTGCTCCAGGGTGGGGCCGAACTCGTCAAAGATATCCTCAAGTCGCGGGCCGACGAACTCCATGTCCTCGCGGAATCTCTGGCTCTCATCGGCAAGCCTGCGAAGCTGATCCGCAGCGCCCTTCGCTGTCGACCCAACCACTCCCGCGGTGTCCGCCAGCAGCTTGCTACGGTCATCGGCCGCCTTGTTCAGCGCATTGATCAACCGACGCGCTTCCTTGTCGGCCTCCTCCGTCTGCCGCTTCAGCTCGCCGAAAGGGTCTGGCCCGATCTTGGACGCGATGTCCTTGACGGCGCCTTCAACCTCCAGCGCCAGAATCTTCCCTCGGGTAAATAGATCAAGGAGCGAACCGAAGCGTTGCTCGAGGTCCCGGAACGTCATCAGCAGCGTGCTGCCAAAGGTTCCGGTCCCCTCAATCACATCGGCCATGAACCGCAGGATTGCCGGCTTGTTCTCCAGGAGCGTGCTGGTGATCCCCTGGATGCCCTTGGTGAAGTCCGGAAGGATCGTATCGACGACCTCGCGCTTGATCCCTGTCGCGGCCAGCCCGAGCTCGCCCAGAGCGTCATTGAAGGCGTCGGCAGCGTCCGCAGCCTCCCTTCCGATCGTCGCGCCGAACGCCTTGGCTTTCAGCCGGGCTTCGTCGAGGTTTTCCGACAAGGTCGGCAGAAGCCCTGCGCCACCGCGGCCGAACAGCTTCGAGGTGACGAAGACGCGCTCCGCTTCGCCCAGATTCCTGATCTCGCGTGAGAACTGCTGGAAGAGATCCTCCACTGGAGCCCCGGCGTCGACCATCTCGCGGAAGGCCGGACTGAGTCTGTCCAGTAGCTCGGCGAGCGGCCCAGAGCCCTCCAGGCGAAACTCTCCCACCGCCTTCTGCAGGAACCGGAACCCAGTCGCCAGACTGTCGAGGCTGGCACCGGACTGCTTCGCGACGTGCTCTAGCTCGCTCAGCGCCTCCGTCGAGGCCCCCAGCTCAATCGACAGGTCGCGGATCCGGTCTGCCTGGTCCGCCGTCCCCTTCACCAGGTCGAAGAGCCCCTTGGCCGTCAGCGCCACCCCGAGCCCGGCGAGCGCTCCCTTGAGGGAGAAGACAGCGCCCGTGACGGCCCGGAAGGGCGCGAGCGCCGCCCGGCCGAAGCGCGCGATGTCGCTGTCGACTTTCTTCAGCTCCTTCGAGGCGAAGTTCCGCAGGACGACGTCGATTTTGAGTTGCTCGTCAGCCATTACGCGATCGCCTCTCGGCCTCCTCTTGGCGCACGATCTCCCCCTGGAGCTCGGCGGTGGCCTGCTTCAGGAACCGCATGGCGTGGACGTACCGAGCCGGCTGGTCGTAAAGCCCTCCGGCGAGTGGCAGGACGTGCGGGTAGTCGGCGAAGAGCGCCATCAGCTCCCGCGTGGCCTCCGTGACGAGGCTCCAGGGACAGCGGAAGACCTCCTCGTGCCCGGTCCCCTTGCACGCCTCGCACGCTGGGTTCTCGCCCGCGCACAGAACGCAGCGGATCCACAGTTGGCTGATCGGGCTGTCGCCGTCGCACCCCCACTCCGCACGGAAGCCCTCGTGCTCCGGGCGCCGGCAGACATCGCACCGCCGCGCGAGCGTCCGTCCGTCGCCGAAGCTCCTGCGGTAGAGGCACGCGACGGCGATCAGCAGTTTTTTGCGGTCTCGAGGTCAAGGTTTGCCTCGTTCCTGATCTGGTCTGCCAGCTCGATTGCCCAGGTCGGCCGGATGAGGTCCAGGATGTCGTTGGGTAGTGCGCGGTGGTCACACGAGCTCCCCACGCGGAATTCGATCTCCTTGCCGCTCTCGTCGCGGAAGTTTTCCCACCCATGGAGCCCAAAGTTGAGGACCAGGCGCGCCCACTTGATGGCGTTGGTCGTGATTCGTCGCTGGCCGAACTGGTCCTGCTGGACCTCGATCGACCCGACATCTTCCGCCTGGGAGTACGTGAGCGTCCGCAGATGCCACCGGGTCTGTTTCTCCGGCGGCAAGGACCGCTCTTCCTCCAGGACGTATGTGAACTGCCTGACGCCTCTCGCAATCGCCATGCAATCGATCTCCTTGTCTCAGCGCAGGTACAAAGCGAACTCCTCGTCAGCGATGTCCTGTCGCGTGCACACCATGGACAGTTGGTTGGTCTCACGGCCCGCCCGGGTGCCGAGGGAGGACTGCGAGATCTGGGCCTTGAGTGCCACGAACTCGAAGAGGTACGGCGTGGTGCCGGCGATGATCGTCACCGGGAACGTCGTCCCCGCCTTGTGGAGCCCGAGGTCATCCAGGACGCTCGGGATCAGCCGGTACGGGGTCATGGTGATGACCGGCTCGCGGCGCAGGATGCGCGCGAAGTCATAACCGGCGGTCCCGCCGCCCGAGGCCGTCGGGTCTGGGTCCATCTCGATTTGGTTCCCCAGCGCCAAGCTGAAGGCGTCGGGGCGGACGGTCACGCCATTGATCTGGATGGTCGCGTTGTGGAGCTTCGGGAGCTGGACTGGGGTGCCGCCCTCGTAGGTGACCCCGGTGAAGAGGCTCCCCGCGCCGACGAAATCCTCCACCCCCTGAAACTCGAATAGGCACTTGAACACGTCGAGCGCATCGGCCCGCAGCTCGAAGGTTCCCATGGCGCCGCGCAGGCGATAGAGGAAGTCCTGGCTCGCCGTCCCCTCGCTGTTCTTGACGCCGCGCTGGAGGGTCAGGGTCTCATGCCCGGTCGAGCGCGGGGAATACTTCGAGCCGTAGGTCGCGGTCGATCCAGACGTCGTGGCGCTGTCGCCGTTGGCGGTGACGACGTCGGACGCCACCAGGTCGCCGCCGGTCGAGACAATGTAGCGCAGGGTCCCGGCGCCGGAGAGGTCCTTTTCGATGATGCCAGTCTTGCCGCCGGTGGCCGAGTAGGTCTCGCCAGCCTTGAAGGCGGAGTCCCCGCCAGATTGGGTGCCGACGGTGATGGTCTTGACCGTCTGCTCTTTCAGGCCGCAGCCCTTCAGGTAGCGCGCGATGGCGTGCGGCCCGCCAAGGACGCCGCCTGTGCGGAGGTTCAGGCCGAACGTCATCCGGGCAGCCTGCCCGGCGATGAAGTTTCCCGCCGTGCCGATGTCGTCGGCGACCTCGTCGTTGCCGTGCGCCAGGTACTGGGGCTCGTAGTTGATATCGGAGAAGGGTCGCAGACCAACCGAGGACGCAGTCAGCGTGACGGCCGTACCCTTCGTCGATTCCACCTCGGCCGCGAGCTGCTGGACGAGGGTCGTGAGGTTGTCAGGCATTTGTCATCCCGACTGGGTCGGGTCTCCTTGGAGCTCTGCGTAATCGACCTGCAAGACGAAGTGCACGCCATCGGTCGGCATGCCAGTCTCCGGCTCGACCAGTCGGTTGGTGTAGGACATGCCGCGGGCGAGCCCTCCGAGCGCGTTGGGGTCCTGGAAGAGAGCCCGCTTCAGGTCGTGGAGGCACTCGCTGATGTCTTCGCCGTTGGCGGTATCCCCGATCAGCACCCACTCGAGGTCCACTTCGAGTCGAGCTAGGATCTGTCCGGAGGCCACGTAGTTGCCCGTCTCGAAGAGCTCGCGGATGAGTATCTTCTCCTCGCCGCGGGTGTTGACGTCCTCGGCGTCATCGCGCCAGATGTGGATGTATCTCTCGACGTCCTGGAGCTTCGCGGCGCGCAGGTACCCGGCGCCGTCGATGATCCCGAGGAGCCTAGTCTTGATGTTCCCGAGGATGAGCTCCCGGATGCTGTTGTCAGGCATTGCCCAGGCCCTCCGGGAGCGCGATGGCGCTCACGCCCTGCTTCCTCGCCGCGGCGCGGATGGCGTACGGGAGGGCCTGGCGGTAGATCGCTGCGGCCTTCGGCTCGAAGGCGCGCCAGGTCGAGATGAACTCCAGACGCGGCCGCTGGCGGATAATCTTCTGCAGGTGGAAGAGAAGCTGCAGCCGCTCCTTCCCCTTCCTTGAAGGCCGCAGGAGCGCGAGGTAGCGGCGGCCGTCCCGCGCCACGATCCGAACGAGCTGCTTGCCGACCAGGTCCATGCCGGCCGAGCGCGCGAGGGCCACATGGCGGCGCTGGCGCAAAAGCTTCTTGGCCCAGTTGGCAACCCGGCCCCGCGAGTCCTTGGCTGCCGGCAGAGGGACGGGAAATTCCCCCCTGGCCGTCAAGGTCAGCCCAAGCTCATGCGCCTTCGCGGGGCCACCCAGCATGCGGATGTGGAGGGTCGAATTCTCGAGGTTGTCCCCGGTGACGTAGAGGATCCGCCGGCCGACGAAGCCCGTTCCCGGGGTCTGCTCGCCGAACTTCCTGGCCGTGCCAGTGGCCACCAGGGGCCCCTGGGAGGCCACCGTCTTTGCCGAGAGCCGCTGACGCCGGTGGTAGGTCAGGAACCGCGTCCCGGCTCGCTGGGCGGCAGCCGCCATGCCCTTCGAGACGTACGCTGGCACGCTGCGGAGGTACTTCCTCAGCGGCTCGCTCTCGATCTTGAGGGTGATGGGGGCTTCGGCCATTTACTTCCGGTTGCACTCGAGCAGCCACCCGCCGGCCGTCTCGTTCGCCTGCGCGACCGTGAAGACCGGCGGTGACTCTCCTGGCTCCACTCCTTCACTCAGCCGCACGCGGTCGCGCCCCTTCTGGGGCTCCGCGACGTCGGCCTTGGAAACGAAAACCGTGACCACGTTGCGCAGGACCTCGCCAACCGGATCCACGGGGGCACGATTCACCTGGGCCGCGACCGTCAGCCAGACGCCTGAGCCCAGATACTGGTACCCAACCGTCTCACTGAGGGCGTGGCCGGCGATGAACGTGGCATGCTTCTTGGCGAGGTCAGCGAAGGCCAAGCTTCACCATTACGGCATGTTCAGGTAGACATCCGCTGTCGTGTCGCCGTTGATCTTCGTCTTGGCGGCGCGGCCAGCGTATTCGTTCGTCGTCGCAAGGGTGGTGAGCCGGTCATTGCCGCCATCGAAGTAGAGCTTCGTGCCAGGCACGGCCGTATCCGTGCTCAGCGCGGCGTATCGCACGACCACGCCACCGAGGATGCACGGGACGCCATCGGCGCCAGATGCCGCGTCGGCGGTTAATAGCGCTACGCCAGATGTGTTGACGTCCGGCGCATCGGAAGGGAACGGGATGAGAGCCCCGCTCACCTTGGCCGAGGCGATGTTTTTCGTCGTCCCATAGATCGGGAACCCGGCGTCGCGAACTACGTTCTTTGCCATGAAAAGAGTCCTTTCGTGACTCGGGGTAGGTGGCTCCGCCGATTCGGCGAGGCCACCTATCCCTCTGGTTGCTTGTTACGCTCCGCGCGTTCTCGCCCAGCCGCGGTGCTCGATGAACTTCACGCCGAAGTCCATGACGACGCCCCAGGCCGTGCCGAGCACGTTGTTGCCGACCTCGGTGTACATGGTCGGCGTGTCGTTCCCGTTGAGGAACGCGACCTCAGCCCCTTCGGTCTGGTCCGGGTTCGCGACCAGGTACCAGGCCGTCGTGCCGTTCGTGCCGCCGTCAAGCCGAGGCTCGACGATCAGCGTCAGCATGTTCGAGAAGGGGTTGTTGGTGATGCTGTTCGACTTCGCAGGATCGGCGATCGAACCGATCGTCTGCAGGGCGAGCACTTCCAGCGTCGCCGGAACGAGCAAGTAGCGCGGCTGCACATTGAGAATCGGAGCCGTCTCGCCGGTGCTCACGAGGCCCTTCTGCAACCTCATGAGCTTCATCAGTGCGCCCAGGCCTGCCACTTCAGGCGTCCCGACCGCAGCGATGTAGTTTGCGCCGCTCGTGTGCGTCGTCGCAAAGAGCGCCGCGCTGTCCTCGGCCATGGTCGGACCCACGCCAGAGGCGGAGATCAGCAGGTTGTAGAAGGTGTCCGTCACCGTGCGCGCCGCGGCGTTCCCGATCTCGGTGGGGATGCGATCGAAGGCCGAGAGGTCGTCGTTGATAATCGCCTGGCGGCCGATCCCGAAGCGCTTCGTGTAGGTCGAGATCGCGAACGACTCGTTGACGTCGAGAGTCGATCCCTCGCTCATGGGGACCAGGTCGGGGGTGAGGACCAGGTTGCCCATGTTCCCGAACTTCGGCCGGTTGAGAGACTTGAAGTCCGAGGCGTTGCCGATGCGGCAGAGGGGCCGCCAGGTGCTCGGGTTCTCACTGTAGGCCTGGAGCAGCCGCTTGTTGGCGGCGTCCTTCAGGATGCCGGGGAAATCGCTCGTCGAGTGCGAGAAAGCGCGCACCATGAGCTCTTCCTTCGAGCCGCGGTCCGAGAGACCGCACTGGCGCAGCGACGTGCGCATGAGGTCGAAGAGCGAGAAACCGCAGGCATCGCGCGCCGCCTCCTGCCTCACCTTCCACGCCGTGGGCGTCTCGTCCTCCTCGCGCTTCAACCGGCTGACGCGCAAAAGGAGGCTGTCCGTCGCGGCCCGGCGGAACTTCGCCCGGCCATCCTCGCCGTGCTCGATGCGGGAGTACCCGTATGCGGGCTTCGCTGCCGGGCGCTCGCGCGAGATTTCGGAGAGCACTGCCTTGCGCACGTGCTCCACGGGGGCGCCCTCCCGGTACATGCGGGAGATCATCTCGCGGTGCGCCGGCCAGGCGGACATGAGGTCCATGATCTCGCTGCCGCGCTCGAGCTCGCGCTTCTCGGCCTCGACGGCGAGCCGCGCGCTTACCTCGGCGACGGGCTCCTCGGGATGCTCAACCGGGGTGGGAGGCCCATCGCCGTCCGCGGGCTGCTTCGGGGGCTCGGGCGGATCAATCGCCCGGAGCATGAACTCCTGCGCCTCTTCGTCGGATGCGTTCGGGTCGAGACCACGCTTCACCAGAGCCGCCTTGAGCTTGTCTTTCATGACAAAGCCTTTCTTGGGCTCACGCCCAACAGTTGAACTGCTACGTCCCACGCCGACAGCCGTGTCGGCAGGAATAGGCGTGAGCGAAAATTCGAGAATTGACCACCGCGTTGCCACATAGACCGGGCCTGAGAATGAGCGCCCGCTCGGGCTCTCCCACTTCGAGCCGTCCTCGACGCGCTGCCACCTCGTGACCTTGAAGCCCACCGAGGCACCGCGCAGACTGCCGCTCTTCACCTTTTCAAAAGCACGCTGCGATTCCTGGTCGTCGTCGAAGACGATGTCGGCCCGGATCTTCCCTTCCTTCTCGTCGAGGCGGACGTTTTCCGGCCTGCCAACGATCTGGTTTGGGTCGTGATTCATCAGCACGGCGCCGACCTCGCGCAGGGGCGCAAGATCGACAGCCGCTCGCTCGTGGAGCAGGACCTCGGGCACCCCACCCCAGCCACGGATCTTGTCCGTCTCGCTCGAGATAGAGACCGCGACCTTGCGCGCCTGGTGGTCCACGTCCTCGGCGCGGATTGCCACGTGGCGCGTGAGGAGCGAGTCGGTTTCGATTCGCTCATCGGTCTCCTGGGTGTTGATTGTGCGGGTGCCGCCTTGGACACCGCGGGCGGCATCAAGCCGCTTCAGTGCTCGCTTCTTCACTTCCAGTTGCCTCCTCTCGCGATGGTTCTTGAGGTTGCGGTTCCGGCATTGCCGCCGCGGTCGCTTCCGCGTCGGCCGCGGTCACGAGGTCCGGGTAGATCGAAAGCGCCAGCCCCTTGGCCTCGGCTTCCTTCTTGTGCGCCTCGGTGTCAGTGAGGACCTGGAACCAGTCGCGCCCGTGCTTCGCGCACGCCTCCTGCGGCGACAGGATGCCGGCCTTGATCGCCTCGATCTCCCCCGTGATGTCCTTCGTGGGGTCGATCCAGTCCCAGCCGTCCGGGATCCACTCTGCGGCGCAGTATCGGTCAAGCTGGCCGTCCGGGATCCGCCACAAACCGGCGAGGTGACCGAGACGGATGAGCTCGCGCCGCACCGGCCTGTTGAACTGGTGCGTCAGGTCCTCCTGCTCCGGCTTCCAGTGGCGGCGATCCTGGTTCTCGCCCTGGCGCGCCGAGAGATAGGTCACCTTCGAGAGGTCGCGCGAGACGAGCTCGTATGCCACGTCCAGCCCGCGGCCGGTCTGCCGCAAGAGGACGGTCATGAGCTGCTCGACCTGCGCCGGCTGGACGCTCGAGCTTATGCCCTGGACCTGCTCCCCCGGGTCGGCGTGGAAGATGATCCCGCCCTCGAGGTAGTCCAGGTCGTTCTGGTTGGCGTCCGTCGTCTCGCCGCCGGAGTTGGGGAAGCTCAGCGGCTGCTGCCTCGTGATCGCCAGCGCGAAGGCGGACGCCACGCGCTCCTTCGTCAGGACGAAGTCGAGGTATTGCGCCATGGCCTCGAAGGTCCCGGCGCAGGTCATGAGGCGAGTCAGTCCGCGGATCTGTCCGGGCTCGGTCTGGTCGAAGATGTGGAGGATCTCGGTGGCAGGCACGCGCTCCGGCTCGGTCTGGACGAGCGCCTGCGTCGTCGGTGGGTGCGGGTAAATCCAGTACGCAACCGGCCGGCCGTCGTCCCCGAACTCGATCCCCTGGGCGACGTTCGGCGAGCGTGTCCGGAAGCTCTCCGTGGTCGCCAGGCGTTCGCTCTGGATCACCTCGAGGGTCAGCGGGATCTCACGGTCATCAGCGGCCACGAACCGGATGAGCACCTCGCCGGCGACGATCTTCTCGCGCTGGACGAGCCGCTGCTTCGCGTAGAAGCCTTCCTCTTGCGCCCAGCGCTGCCACGCCGCGTCCACCTTGTCGTTGAACGACTCGAGCGGCTCGAAGAGCCGCGGCATCATGACGCGCGCCTGCGGCTTGATACCGCAGCCGACGAGGTTAGCGACGATCGAGTTGACCGTGCCGTGCGCCCACGGGTTGTGGCGGTAGAGCTCCCGCGCCTGCGCCCTGGTGGTCTCGAGGTCCCGGCGCGCCTTCTGGTTGATCGTCTCCTGCACCTTGGCGCGCCAGCCGGAGAGGCGATCGGAGGGGCCGGCATTGAAGGCTCGGGCTTTCTGGAGCAGAGCCAGGCGCGCCCTGGCCGCCTCGCGGCGCAGGGCCCAGCCAGGGAAGATGGCCGAGAGGAGGCTCATCCGCCGGGCCTCAGGTTGGCGAAGTGAAGCCGCGAGCCGCCGCTGGCCTGCAGGGTCTCGTCAGACGCGCGCTTCGCGAGCTGGGTCTCGAGCTTGAAGAGCGTCTCGAGCGAGCACATCTTCACGTCCGTCCCCAGGATCACGTAGCTCTCGACCTCGCCGCCAGCCAGCCGCGTCGTGATCGCGGTGCGCACCGCCGTAAGGGTGTCCGAATAGAAACCCATGCCACGAAGTTTGGCGGCGATGAACTGCCCTGGAAATATGCTCAGCGCATTAGTGCGAGATTCCTAAACCGTCGCTTCCCAGGTCTGGAACTCGCGGCGGCAGGAGAGGCAGAAGCGCAGCCTCATTTTGTTCGGATACGTGCGCTTCACCGGGTGATTCGCCACCGCCTTGCAGTACTTGCAGGCGATCCCAACGGGGATCTTTTTCGGCTCGGGCTTATCTTCGATCTTGTCCACGGGTAGCTCCAGGGTAGCTCTGGCCATTCGGTTCTCCGGCTTCTCCATGCGATTGAGGGGTTGTTTCATGAGAAAAACCTCGTCTTGATCTTTTGGAATCTGGGGCGTTTAGGTGGCGGTTTCACCACGTTGGCGGTCGGATTGACCAGAACAGCCGACGTCCCGAGCCCACTTCGCACAGGTGGAATGGTGTAGCAGTGCTCGACGTCGAGGATCTCCGCCGCGGCCAGGGCGTAGACCTCACAGTCAAGGAGGTGGTTTGCCGCGCCGGCGGGGATCCGCTTCCAGGGGAAGTGCACCCGGCCGGTCTTCTTCTCCTGCTCCCGCACCCGCTGCTCGCTCACGATGTGCGCGTAGTATTCCTCGTCCACGCCGTCGGTCGTGAGCCCATCCGCGCCCACGACACCAGGCAGGTGCCACGCCCCCGGGTCCTCGTCCCGGATGCGGATCAGGCGGTGGAGCTTCGCCTTGTAATACCCGGTGTCGATCAGGACGAGCGGCGAGACGCTCCCGTCGGCGTGCTGGTGCTTCGTGACGGTGAAGCACCGCGAGGGGTTGGCGGCCCCCTTGACCGGCTGGCAGCCCGTCCTCCGAGCGAAAGAGAAGACCTCATCCGTGCGGTAGCCCATGTCGATCAGGACACACTTGACGGGCACCGGGTCCGCGCCGGCCATGTAGTGCGCCTGAAACAGCACTTTGTTCAGAGCCTCCCACCCCTCGACGCGGCCCTCGCGCACAAGCCAGCTCTCCCCGTGGGCCCCCCAGGCGCGGATCACGTACCAGAGGTGGTCGAGCTGCACGTCGACCCCGGCCGTCAGGCAGTGCGCCTCGAGGGGCACCGTCCCGGCCTCGTACCCGCCGACTCGCGAGCGCACGTGCGCCGCCGTGACCTCCTCGACCTTGTCCTCCCAGACCTCCGCGAGCCAGGAGTTGCGGAAATTCATCAGGTCCTGCGCGGAGCCCTTCGAGCGCAGGAGCTCCGCGATGACATGGCTGAAGCTGGAATTTCCCCACGGCGCATAGAGCCGCGAGATGTGGTAGCTCAGCCGGCGGCGGGATGGCGCCGCGCCGCTCACGACCCCGGTCCGCCTGTTGATCGTCTGGGCCTCGGGGACCCATTTCCCACCGCGGAGCATTGCGGCTTTATCCTGGTCGCTGATCCGGCCGTGGCAGGCTTCGCATTCATACCAGGCGAGCCGCTTGTCGATGATCCGCTCGGGGTCGCGCTCCCCCGCGGGGATCTTGATCCCCGGCGTTCCATCCCCCGGGGTGCCCATGATGAGAAGCTGGAAGAAGCCGCAGAGCGGGCAGGGGACCCAGTAACGGCGCCGGTCGCCCTGCAGGAACTCCCTCCAGATGTATCCCCTCTCCGTCGTCGGAGTCGACATCTTCAGGATCAGGCGCGAGGTGAAGGTTATCGTACGCTCGCGCGCCAACGCGATCGGGCTCGCCTCCCTGCCGGAGAACTCCTCGTATTTGTCCGTCTCGTCGAGGGCCAGCTTGCAGATGCTCCTGGTCGCCAGCGCCGCGGGCGAGTTGGCGCTCGCGAAGTTGAGCGCCATCCCTCGGAGCCGGATCGCCTCGCGGGTCATGTCGTGCGCCGCGCCACTCAGGAGCGCCGCCAGCTTCGGCGAGGACAGGATGATGCTCTGGTACCGCTCCTCGTTCAGGGCGATCGCGTCCGCCTCGCGCGCCATAACGTGGAGGCACGGCCACGGGTCCTGCGCGAGGAAGTAGAGCATGATGCAGACCCCGATGAGGGTCTTGCAGGTCTGCGCCGAGAAACAGAGCGTGATCTCCTCGACGTCGGGATCCGTTGCCGCTTGGAGGATCTCCCTGGCAAAGGGGGCGACGTCCCAGCTCAGGTCTCCGGACATCTCGGCATTGGCGCGCGGCAGGCAGATGGTCTCCTCGGCCCACCGATCGATGGTCAGCTCGGGCGGCGGGGCCCAGGCTTCGCGCTCCCAGACATCGAATTGCGGGCGGCTCACATCCTCGAGAACTTCTCGAGCAAGTCCCGGACGGCCTTGCGGAGAATGACCTCGATCTCCTTCTGTTGCAGCCCCACGACACGGCCCGCCACTGCGGTAGGAATCGACAGCAGCCCACGCTTCACCACTGCGATGCGCGCGAGGTCGCGCTCCTTGACTTCGTCCAGCGGCAGGTACTGGCCATCCTTGATCTCCAGCTCGAGGGCGGTGAGCTTGACGCGCAGCTCCTCCTTGTCGGCCTGCGCCTTCTTCAATCGCGCGTGATCGCCCCGCCCCTCCTCTTCTTCACCCAGCCCCTTGTTCTCTTGCCCCCACTCGCGGATCGCCTCGATGTCATACCCGCGCGTCGTCTTGCCCGGGCAGCCCTGGGCGATCCACTCGTAAAGCGTCCGTTGGTTGACCCCGACCGCGGCGGCCGCCTTGATCGCGGAGGGAGCCATATTCTTCGCCGGCGCCTTGGTACGGCTCACTCAGGGGCCCTCAGCAGCGTTGTGGCCACCGTTCGGCGCGGAAAATACCGCGAGATTCTGCACATGACGGCACTTCGGACGCCACCCCCCGGGGAAGGACCCGTAAAAAGTCCGCGCCTGGGCGTGGTGGCGGGCCGTCGTATGGCGCCCATATGGTAGGCGCTGTGGGTGCGCGTGGTGAGCGTCGCTATGGGTGCGCGCATGCTCAGCACTCCTCCACCAGCATGTCGCCGCACGTCTCACGCTTCTGCGTCGTCGTCTCGCAGCGGCACGAGATGTGGTACACCGTGCCAGCGAGCCCGCCCGAGTAGCGCGCCTGCACCTTCGCGCCCGAGACGACGATGCCAGCCGCCAGAAGGGGTGGCGCAGTCGTCGGCGTGATCGTGATCGTGGGTGCCGGCGAGCTCAGGATGGTCTCGCCTGTGTCGAGGTCGTCCGCGAAATCGAAGTCCTTGAGGACCTCCTCGTACGGGGTCTTGACGATCTGCTCTGGTGCCTTGAGTCCCATGGCTCAGCTCCTCGACTTCATGCTTGCCGCGGCTGGCTGCGGCGTGACGATGATGTTCTTCCGTCCGTCAGGCAGCGGCTCCACGCGGATCGACCCTGGCGGAGACGGGGGCGCATGCGGGTCCTGGCCTCGCTTGGGCGGCTCAATCCGAGGCCCGAGACCCAGATCCTTTCGCTGCTGCGCCTCGATAACTTTCGCCGCGAGCCATGCCGCGTTGAAGTAGAGCTTCGTCCCGCAGCCCGGGCACGGTTGAATGTGGTCCGACCCGTCGTTGGGCAAGGACTTCACCAAGTCGGTGAGCAGCTTGCCGCACGACCAGCAGAAGAAGCGCCCGCGCCGCTCCGCGTGCTTCGCCAGCGTCATGAAGTCAGCGACCTTGTGGATGTCAGTGCCGTCGCGAGTAATGTCCATCGTCCGACTACGTCATGTCGACGTACCCGATCCCATCGGCGTGGTACTGGAGCGTGAAGTTGTTGTCGCCGGGGTCCACCGCTGCGAAGTCGAGATTGATGATGACCGGAGAGGCGGTGTCGTTCGTCAGCTCGCGCATGATCGTCGCGTGGCTCACGGCCGCGGTCGGATCGTAGGCGGTCCACACGGTGTCCGCCGCATCGAAGACGGTTCGATCGCCGGTGAGGTCATCGGTGATCGTCTTCGAAGCGAGCGCCACGCGCAGCGTGCCGCCGAAGCCGCCCGAGTGCGGCGTGCCGCCGCCGTCGGTTCCCTCGTTCGACTGGTAATCGTCCGCGTCGCCGTTGTCGACGAAGGTGTCGTCATGGTCGGGCACGTGTCCAGCAAGCGACAGGCCGACCTTGACCGAGGACTCGTTGAGATTGAACGCGGTCGACTGACTCAGCATCTTCGTCATCGCGCGCGTGTACCAAAAGCTTGCCATGGGGGGCTCCTCTATCCGCCACCTGAGAACGGCGCGGACCACGTCCGGCCAGAATGCTGCGCCTGCCACCGGCGGCCTGATGGCTGCGCGTGCCAGATTTCATCCACTCCATCCACGAATTCGACGAGCCCCGCATCGTAGGTCGGATCGTTCGCCATTGCGGCGCTCGCGGCGGCCATGACCATCGCGACAAGGCCGTAGCTCGGGTCGTTGGCGGTCGCAAGCGACACGGCCGGCGGGCCGAGCGCGAGGACCATCGCCTCAATCTGCGCCACCGAGCCCACGGCGGCGGCCGCAGCCGGCAGCGCCACGATGAGCTCGGCCGGATCGTTGGCGACCGCGCTGCCGGCCGCGGGGGAAGGCAGAACGGCAACGATGGCCGTCCCCGTCGGCGCCGAGCCTTGCGCCGCCGCGGGGCTGACGGGCGCCTGCATCTGCGCCGTGGGGCTCGTGGACACGCCCAGGGCCGCTGAAGCGGACAGGGGCGCCTGCACCTGCGCGGACGGTGTCGGGGCGGCAGCGCTGGCCGCGGCGGCGGCGGGGAACGCCGTGACCGGGCCATCCGTGACGCCAGTCGGATCGATAGCCACGCCCTGGGCGGTTGCCGCAGCCGGCAGAGCCGTGACGAGCTGCGTCGTTGCCGGGTCCGCGGCAATGGCCGCCGCGGCAACCGGGAGCGTCGTCACGCGCGCCGTGAGCGCCGGTGCAGCGCCGACCGCGGCGGCGGCAGCCGGTAAGGCCGTGATCAAAACGACAGCCGCTGGAGCCGCCGCAAGCGCCGCGGCCGCATCAGGCGCCGCTGTCGATCCACCAGCAGCCGGGGTCTCCAGGTTGATCGGCGGGTTCGGGTCGTGCGCCGTCAAGGTCGGCGCCCATTGGATCTGGCCGCCGCTGAAGTATCTGGAGTTGATAAATCGACCAGCGCTCATCCAGCCACCGCCGTGAAGGAGCCCGAGTACGTCGTTGCCGAGGTCGACGGCTTCGTCACCTCGAGAAATGCCAGCGCCGCGTCATCGAAGATGCGCGTGAGATTGAAGGCCGTGTTGATTCCGTCGTGCACACAGATGATGTTCGCCAGTGGGACCGGCATCCAAGCGATTGGGTGCCCGATGACGAAGTCCACCGCGCCCGTGACCGATGCCGAGCACTGCATCTGGTCGAGCTGCTGGATGCCGGTATCGCCCGAGGCGAGCGGTGCGAACCACTGGCTCGTGGGATGGTCCAGGCGATTGACGATGCCGCTCGAGTTGCCGGTGAGACTCGGGAGGGTGGCGCTGCCGTTCCCGGACTGGTCCGTGTAGAGGCAAGTCGTCCAGTTGTGCGCTGTGGCGCCGAGCGCTGTGCCGATCTCGACGAAAAGGAAATTGCCTTCAGCGGAATCCGCGGCGCCGCCCGTCGTCGACTGGTAGCGTGTCGGGACGCCGGTCACCGATTCCGTCGACGTGCTCGACATGGTCTTCGCCACGCCGAAGATGCGATCGTAGAGGAGGAGCGTGTTGCCTGCGTCCTCGCACGTCACGAACCCAGAGACCCAGTGCAGCGTATCGCCGCCGGTCGGGTTCGTAAATGGGAATGCTCCAGTCGTCGCGTCCGTGGGAGCAATCCCGCCGGGCGCCGCAGACGAGGCAGCGCCAGCCGCTGGCTGGTTGCCAACACGCCACAGGCTGTTCGTCACCGCGACTACGCCAGTGGTCCCAGCCTTCTGGAACTGGAACTCGTGTCGCTTCCCCGCCGACGCTTCGGCGATGAGGTCGCTCAGACTCGCGAAGCCGGTGTTGAGGTAGATCGATCGCCGCTGAGCACGAGAGTAGCCGCGCCAAATCTGCTTCGTGCGATGCCAGAGGCGATCCCAGATATTGCAGTGGAAGCCGGCCTTGATCGCCCCCACGAAGTCACCATCGCCCGTGGCCCAGACGTTCCCGGGCACGCCCGCCAGCGCGATCGGTGGCCCGTACCATCCACGCATGCTGCGCGAGAGCTGCTCGACCGTCTCGTTCCCGAGGTACCGGATGAGGCGTTGCCCGTGCGTGCTCTTTCGCCGCGGTATCGCGATCGTGATCATGTCCAGACCTTTCCTGAGTGCGGTGCACGCCACCTGCCGCGTACGCCGGAGACAAAGACGAACGGGCTCGGATCGGTCGTCGGGTCGTTCGCGTCCCCGATCGCGACGGCCGCGGCCGGGGTCGCGGCGATGGACCAGCTCGGCGTGTTGGCGTTACCGAGCGCGGCGCCTGCGGCCGGGAGCGCGCTCACCTGCACTGCGAGCGCCGAGGCGGTGCCCTGCGCCGCGGCGGCCGAGCCGATGACCACGATGATTGCCCCGCCCGGGTCGTTGGCCGAGCCAGCGGCCGCGGCTGCGGCCGGCAACGCCACGACAAGCGCCGTGGGGCTCGGGGCCGCCGCAAGGGACGGGGCCGCGCCGGGCGTCGCCACCGTCGAATCGCCGGCCGGGTCCGTCGTGGGGTTCGGGGTCACGCCCTGGGCGGCGGCAGCCGCTCCGAATGGCACCACCACAAGCCCCGTGGGGGCGGGTGAGGCGACAAGGGCGGCGGCTGCCGCTACCGGAGCCCCGACCTGAGCGGCGAGCGCAGGCGCAGCGCCAAGCGCGGCCGACGCAGCCGGCGGAGAAATGATGCCAGCCGTGAGCGCCGGTGCAGCGCCGACCGCGGCGGCGGCAGCCGGTAAGGCCGTGATCAAAACGACAGCCGCTGGAGCCGCCGCAAGCGCCGCGGCCGCATCAGGCGCCGCTGTCGATCCACCAGTTGCCTGCGCGAAGAAGAAGTACGACCGTTTGCCGAGCTCATAGTAGAGGTCGAACCGCGTGTTGGGGTCGTAGAGGACCGCCATTTCCTCCGTGCTGAGCGCACGGTTGTACACGCGGACGTCATCGATCAGGCCGCCGTAGTAGCTGCGCGGCGTCGTGAACATCTCGGCACCGATCGAGATGCCGTCAACGATCAGCGTCCCCGTGTCCGTCGTGTTCTCTACCGGCGTCAGCAAGTTGGCGAAGGCGGTCATCGACGACGCGGAAGCGAAGACCGCGGCGGCGAAGTCCCACGCGCCTACGGTGTAGCCGCCGGCAATGTCGGCGTTCTGTGCGTTACCGGTCTGACCGTCCTTGCGCGCACGGATCTCGTTCGACGCACGCGCCATGAGGCCCATGAACTGGCCAGAGTCGCTCGCGTTGTAGAGCTCGACCAGGAACGTCACATCAGTGGCGTTGTCCTTGTTGTGCCAGCAGCAGATCGTTGCCGGGTGAGTCGTCATCGGTGTCAACGCGGCGTTGAACCGCTGGCTCGATGACGTGAGCAGGTCCGTGACGCGGCCGCGGTCGCGGTCGATGACGAATGCCGGGGAGCCGACCGGGTCGAGGTGGTACCGGCCGATCGGCCCCTCGTCGAGCGCGTTGAGCCCCGAGCCGAACGGATACCACGCGACGAGCCCCACCGCTTGCGGGCTGTCGCGGTTGAGGACGATAGGACCGCCCGGCTTGATGATCCGGCGCTCAGTTGGGAGGATCAGCATCAGGAGGACTGGTACTTGTAGGGCTTGAGCTTCAAGGTGTTGCTGGAGCTCGCGAACGCTTGCGTCGTCCCGTTCTTGATGATCGTGTGGAACGTCGCGGGCGGGAGCGGGATGCGCGGGATGACGAGCCGCTGCGCCGAGGTCTGCGCGAGCCTCACCTCGAACGTCCCGACGCGCAGCACGCTCTGCGGGTCGAGCGTCCCGCTGCCCTCAGGGTAGTTGCTGCCATCGACGGACGGCAGGAAGTACAGCTCAATGAGCGCGCCAACCGAGGGCGAGCTGCCGAATCCGACCACAAGCTCGGCATCGCAGAGCAGATCAAGCTCGGTCGAGTTGCTCACCGCGCTGCTACTGATCTCGCGGTCGCCGGCGGCCAGACTGTTGAGCTCTGTGGTCATCGCGGTGATGACGCTCGAATCTGCCAGATACTTGATCTCGGCCATGGGTCACCTCGGGAGCAGGGCGCAGCAGGCGTCGCCCACAGCATCGCCGTCGACGTCAGCCTGGTCGGGGTTGGGATGGATCGGACAGTTATCGCTATCATCCGGCACGCCGTCCCCGTCGCCGTCCGGCGGAGGCGAAGGCGGAGGGGGCGGAGGGGGCGGCTCCCCACCGCCCACCTCGAACGCCCCCAGGTCGTAGAAAGCGTCGCGTGACACCCCTGGGAAATCATCCCAGACTTCGGCGATCGCCGGAGCGGCATCAACCGCGACGCTACCGGCCTCGAGTGAAAGGTCAGCGGGCGGGTCGAGGAAAGAGGGTGTGTCGGTCAGGAGGTTGCTACGGGACGTTGCCGGCCCGCTGACCAGGGTCTTGTTGGTAGAGTTGGGCGCGCTGGCGAGGTTGCCGTGGACCACGACTCCGCTTGCGCCACCGCCCACGCTAACGCCCGTGAAACGGTCGGGGTCGAAGGTGACGATCGTATTGTGGAGGATCGCGAGGTCACTCGGCACCGGCTCGACACCGCGACGCGTGAGTAGAAAGCCCGTCGTGCTCTTGCCACCGCTGCCGTCGATGACGTTGTTCCGCGCCAGGAAGCCGACCGCGGAGACGTAGTACGCCACCTGGTGCTCGGGTCCTGCGAGCGTACGGTTCCCCTCGACGAGGATGTCCCGCAGCCGCTGGTCAGTGTGATCGTCCTCGGGCGAGATTGCCGCCACCCAGCTTGCGAGCCCGCCGCGGAAGGTGTTGCGCGCAATCATGACGCGCTCGGTGTACATGCCCGCCCCGTAGCCCGTGCCCGTGAATGGCAGGCCGTGGAGCTTCAGCACGTGCTTCGACGCTCCCGGGCGGCCGAGGTCACAGTGGGCAATCACCGCGCCCTGAAGGTGGTGCGCGCGGAGAATGTGCTCGCCCGCCTCGGTGTTCGAGTAGAGGTTGCCAAGAAAGAGCCCGCGCGAGCCGGCGAACATGGAAGCGTAGCCGCCGTTGCCGCCGATGATGGGCCCGGCCGTGCACTCGACGATGGCGCAGCCGTCGAACGTCTCCGAGCCTGAAATCTGGCTCGTGGCGAAGGTGAAGCCAGTCTTCACGTTCGCGGCGTTACAGCGCAGGATCAGGAGGTTCTCACAAGCGCCCTGCGCCCGGAACGCTCGTGAGTTGCTGTTCCCCTGGCCGTCGATGTCGAGGTCCTGGATTCTCCAATCGCTCCACCCCGGGGCGAAGAGCTGGCCCGTGATCTGGATGACCGGCCGCGGGCCGTCGCCGAAGGCGCCAATGATCCCGGGGCCCCCCCGGTCCCCGCCGAACTGCGCCGTACCCGCGGTCCAGGTTTCCCCACGGCGAAGCAAAAGACGCCGCCCGGCCGAGACGTGGGACGCCACGGTGGACAGTGACGTCGTGGTAACGAGCAGAGCACCGGGCGGCGCCCCGGTGAAGTCCCCCGTGCGGGAAAAGCAACGGGTCGCCTCGCCGGCAAATACCTCGTCCGGGTCATCGACCTCCAGCGACACCGAGGAAACCGATTCCGAGCCGTCGCTCGACCGAACAGTCAGGGTGACCGCATACGACCCTGGCTGCTCGTACACGTGGCCGGCGATCGGCCCGGTCTCGGTGTTCTTGCTGCGCCCGGACAGCGCCCAGGCGCCGCTCCCCGGGTCGCCGAAGTCCCAGCGGTGCTCAACGCCGAGGAAGGCATCCCCGGTCGCGCCACTGTCGAAGAAGACGGCCAGCGGGGCGACGCCCGAGAGGCGCGAAGCCAGCGAGGGGTTCTCGACCGCGGCGGCAGCACGCGGCGCCGCGGGGCCCGACGAGCCCGGGCCGCAGCCCACAAGGAACGCGAGGATGGAGAGCGCGAGAGGCCTGGTCATGCAATCGGCCTATCGGTGAGGAACCGCAGGAAGAGAAACAGCGCTGCTTGCCCGACCATCAGCCACGAGAGGATGCGGCTGTCCTCCACGTACTCGAGGCTGGAGTTGACGGCCCCGAGCAGCGCCACAATGACGGCCAGCCACACGGTCCTACTTTCCAGAGGGCGCTTCGGCAGTGGCTCCACGCAAGTACCTCCTGCGCTGGTGCGCCTGGTAGGCGTTCCCAGCGGCCGAAATCAAGAGCAGCGCCCACGCCGCGGGGCCGCCCGCCATCGCGCCCGGCAGCCCCTCCGCCGCAGACTTCATGCCGGCTGCGATCCCCTCCTTCAGCGCCGCGCTGCGATCCTCGGCAGCCTGCGCCTTCACGCGCTCCAGCTCGCCCTTGGCGACCTCGAGCGCCACCATGGCCGAAGCGTGCTCCGGGCTCCCTGCCGGCGTCACTGACGCCTTCTCGGTCGCGGCCGCGACGGCGCGCTCACGCTCGCCGATGAGCGTTCGCTCTTGGTCCGTCAGGCACGATGGGGACGCCATCGCCGCGACCACCACTGCGACCACCATCCGCTTCTTCTTCATCTTCACTCGCGGGTTGCGAGTGCGGCGAACCGGCGCCCAAGATAGCCGCCGGGGACTCCTAACGCAAGCGTGTCACCTGAGCGCCCTCCGAGCAGCATGGATGCACGCCCGCAAGGTGTGCTGCCGACACGCCAGCTCCTTCTTGAGCTTGTCTTCTATCCACATCAGCGCCTCACGCATGCGCGCCTCGCGCGTGACGCGCTTCCTACTGCGGCTCACTCCCCGTTCGCCTCCGACTCGCCCCCCTGTCTTTCCCGCACGGCGGCGCTTCACGGCTTCCCCTCCCCCCGCAGCGCCTCGAGCGCGACGGTCATGGCGGCGGTTAGGCTGTCTCGCTCAGCGCACATGATGCAGCCTTCGTCATCGCGATACTGCACCCCCCAGCACCCGGCGAACCTATACAAGCCACGAAACTCCTCGTGCCGCACCAGCTTGACGAGGCGCCGGTCGGCGTCGGTTGGTGGCTCGCCGTCCTCCTCGACCTGCGCCTTCCAGGCACGCAGGGTGTCGCGCTCGAGCCTCAGCTCGTGCGCTTCGGCGGCCAGACGATGCTTCTCGGTGCAGACGCTGAGGAAGCGCGACATGAGCTCTCCGAACATCACATCCGCTCTCTCCCTCCCCGCCTTGTGCTCCGCGGCCGCCAGGGCGAGCTGGTGCACCTCGAGCTTCACCGTGTGCAGCTCGTCGAGGATGGATTCGATGCTTGGGTCTTCGCTCATTGGATGGGCCTCAACTCGAAGCTGCGCGCGACTGGCTCCTCGTGCTGTTGACACCAGAACGCGGCCGCGACGTAGAGCGGCCGCACGAAGTCGGCCTTGCGCTGCCTCGGCCCGCTGGCCAGGTGAGCGCAGACGCCCTCGCCCTGGTGGTGCTCGAGGTGGCTCTGCATCCAGTAGCGGCAGGTGGCGCAGGAGTCGGCCGGGGTCATGGTCGCTCTCCCTTCGTGGAATCGCTGCCGTCCGTTGCGCAAGTAGGCTGAGAGGCTGAAGGACCCCTCACCTTCTCGAAGCCGGTGGGCCTCTTCAGAATCGGAGCGAGAAATTCGCTCTCCCACATAGGCCGGGTCCACATCCTCCCCCAGCCGCCACAGGGCGTCTTCCGGTGGACCTTCTTCACCTCGAAGAGGTAGCCGTACTCCCATGAGCGACCGAGATCCCAGAAGAGCCGCCGGCAACCGACCTGCGAGAAGCGCGGCCATTTCCACCTGAACGACCAGTATCCGTCACGCAGGCGCAATCCCAAGTTGTCGCTGAACTGGTCCGCGTTGAAGACCCAGACCATGTTGCCGTAAAAGCGCTGCCGCTCCGCGATCTCCTGCGGCGAGATGGCGCTGTTCTGAAGCTCTATCACGAGGCCGTCAGGGCGCCGGATGTCTGCGCGGTGCGGCCCCATCGGCACCTCGACGAACTCGGGACGACAGAGATCCTTCCAGTCGAGATGCCATTGGCTCTCGTGCTCCGCCCACGGGTCGCACTCCGCGTCCGCGACGTGCGCCCAATGCCAGCGCTTGATCGTCCCGCACTTCGGGATTAAGCCTGCGTGGCATTGAGGACACGACCCAGCCTCGCCCGGCCGGGCGAGCACCTTCTCGGCGTCCTGGTTGTTGGCGTATAGCATTCGTGTCAGCGCTCCTTTCCCGCCATCCTGTAGATCCGACGCCCAGCGTGGAAGTCGAGCGTCGCTCGATAGACGACC